GATGCCACTGCTCACCAAGTTGTTATACCATATGTAGCGGTGGCTACACACAGTATAACCACCCCGATGATGCTGGCTGCACCACCGGCCTGGGGCATAATCTCTGGCCCCCAGGGAATAGCGGATGGGGACTCCCCACCCGGCCAGAGAGCGGACCAAGTTAGTCCACCGGCTGCTGGATGCCACTGCTCAAGGCGTCTACAGCTCTAACCCGTTGCACCACCACTTTGAACGCAGCCAATTAAGGCAACGAACGACGCTTGATGCCGGCTAGGGGATGACCAGTCCCCATCACCACGGGAAAGATTGCCGGCAGGCTCACTTGACCCACCACGCACAGACAGCATGGGCTTGCGACTACCCATGGCTGTGATCACGACGTTGTCCCGGCCCTCCCAACCATTTCTGGCAGGGAGCGTTGGTCACCTTTCCCCCACCCTGCCAGCCCCAACCAATTAAGGTAAGAGCTACCCAAGATGAGATATGGATTTACACCGGACGCCCAGCATACAATTACCCTACCCAAGCGTTAGCTCGGTTCAGGACTCATGCAGAGGCCACTGATCACAGGTCTGACTGCGCTCGGCCCCCCTCCTAACCGGAGGGGGGTCGAACTTCCGGCCGAAGCCGGCATTTGCCCCGGACGAACCGGGATATAGCTCCCCAGCCAACAAGGCCTACTCACCGCGCCGAGCGCGGCGGCGGGCCCTGCGCCGTTGCCCCCTTGTGAGGGACGCGGGCATAGGCTGGGGGGCTGATTGCTGCACCACTTGCGGTGCAGCTACCTGGGCTACCTGCCCACTCCTCGTGCCACTCGCTTGTGGATTGATGACCTGTCCCAGGCCATCAATGACCCCTGCCACCACTCTCCCCTTTGGGGTGGTGGATAGGATCGTTTTCGCGACAGGTGCCGCGACATTCCACACCTTCCTGACGGTCGGCAACAACCCACCCAGAAAGCTCCCAAGGTCATTCGCGGCCGCGACATCGCCATCCCTTTTCGCATGCTGCTGAACAGCAGCAAGCTCAAGGGCGGCGGCGTCGGGACACGGACCAGGGGAAGCAAACGGGCCCCAGGTTGAGCCAGGCGCCGGGATGGTTTCCCAAGCGTGCGGCCTCTTCATCGAGAGTGTGGCCTCGCCCAACAACCCCTTCACCAGCACGTACGACAGGGACATCCCCGGGTACCATCCGGCCATTCTCCGGTTGCCAAACCCATCTCGAATGACCACAGTGGTGCCATCCTCCAAACGGAGGTAGGCTTCCACCATGGCCTGTTGGGTACTGGCGCGCAGATACTGCACGGACGGATCAACAAAACGTTGAACCGTGAACATCCCCTCCTTCGCAAGGTGAGAGACTGACTTCGATGACATGTTCATGATCTCACTGCCCTCTGTCGGCAGTTGACCAAGAACGACAAGGACGTCAAGCTCAGTCTTGTCCGGAGTTTGGTACGTGACTTCTGCAGAACCCTGGGCACAATAAATGCGCCCTTGGTTATACAGAGACGCGGCATCCAGATACACGGTCAAAGACCCTGCAATGGGCCGCATCTGCGAAGCGGTTTTGGACCAGGCTTCCCCATCTCCCCAGCCGAAGGATGGATTTTCGAAGCTCCTATGCAGGAACGACGACGCCGTCGGAGAACCCGCACCTTCCCATATCACAGACCACAAAGGGATCTGCGGGGACGGTTGGGTTATCAACAAAGCGCTCCAAGTCTTCCAGGTCGATGGGCACCCCAACGAAAACTCGTTACGAAAATTCGTAACGACCGAGGACTGTACAGAATAGTCCGGTATTCCACCTGTGCCAGTCTCAAAGGTTGGCGGGTGGAGGTAGGTTTTCACCCACGCTCTCCCGCTCGCAGTGGTCGGCTGCGGTAATGAAATTGTGTTCTCCATTTTGGGGGGATGCACTTACGCCGGAGCCCCCTTCAATTTCGTAACAATTCCATATCCGCTTCGCCAACAGCCGCGACACCCTTGGTTCCCCCAACTCGTCAGCCAATGAGTTGCAGGCCCTTCTCAACGTCTCCTCGGCCTCCGTCCAATATGCGTCAAGCCAGAGCGACCGCACCCTCTCAAACGCCAAGCGTAGATTGGGCTTCAAGTCACTCGTGCACGCACTGAACAGAGCTTTGGCACCGTCGGGCTCTGCAACCCATTGTCCATCGACCTTCTTGAACCTCTGTGAGAGGAAAGAGGCACCCTCCAACTGGTCGTGTTGGACAACGTTTTCCCTGGGAAGTCTAATCCCGGTCTCACGATAAAAATCGAAAAACCGTTCTTCAAGCTTGCCAGCGAGAAAATCGTCGCCATACAACGCGAAGGGGTACTCCCAAAAGCGTTCCTTGCTGCAACGCCCCAGCCGAAGCCAGGCATATAGGCACACAATAATGTGGCCTATAGTGTTATCGTGCGCAGTGTTCACGCTCCCGGACTTATTGCCTCCAATTGCCTCCCACATTGATCCATCAGGCAGATGGATTGTCGAGTGGGTCAACTCGCGTAGGTAGGCCTGGTGTCGGGCCCAGTTGCCAGCAGTTTGATCCTCGCTTCTCAAACAAGCCCACCTGATGCGGTAAACCGCCTCAAGCAGCTTGATGGTCATGCTCGAATCCCACTGCTTGGCGTCGGCCTCTGTCACCGGCCCGTCCATCTTCGCAGCCAACGTCGCCCAGCCGCGATGGAACTTCGACATCCCCAAAGCGGAGTGAGTTTCGGTATGCAACGTTGTAAATCTATCATTGAAGTCCTCGTACAGCCTCGCACCTAAAAGGGCGAGGTCGACGGGAGCTCCAGTGATGAGTCTACACTTGCGATCCGCCTTCTCACTCGGTAGGATCTCGAGCTTTCCAAAGCCATGCCAGACAACGGGCCCAGGCGCATCCCAATAGGTCAAGACCTCTGGGAATGCATCTATGGCCTGCTGCTTAGTACGGACGTGCCGCCTCCAGGGCCAACCCGGGCTATTGCCAAGGTCCATGTCCAGCTCCTCCAACTCCTTTACCCGGCATTCGCCGAGCTTTCGGAGCAGGTATCGCTCAACTTCTTCAACCGCCTCGCCAAACGTCGCCTCCTCGACCGTGAGATCGGGGCTGCATCCGTCGGGGGCGAGGTTGCTGTTGAACTTGAGGATTTCGGCCCGGACAAATTCGGTAGTGGGTCGAGACCACTTGTATCCGAGATCTCGAGGGTCGGTTCCTGTAAGGGAGATAACCCGGGTGTCCGTCCACCATTTGGCTGGGACGAAGCACGGGTCCGTTTTACCGACCTCTCGAACGGTTCCGAATTGCCTCCCTTGACAAAATCCAACACCTCCCGGTCAAACGGCATGAAGGAGTTGAGCTTATGGCTTCCCGCATAGTGGACGCCAATCGCCACTCCAGCATGGTCACATACGGCAGAACCGCTGGCACCAGGCGCAGTAGTGCACCAATGCGTGCCCTCGGTATCAATCGCTCCCGGCGACATGGCTGGGATTGAGTGAACGCCGTCCACAAAGCCGGCCACGAATCCAGCAATGGGGTTCTCCTTCGCGACGCGGGAGGGGATGGACCTCACCGTAGCTAGCTGCGCAGGGCACTCTAGCACAACGATGTCGTCCGCCAACTCACACGTCCGTCGGGGGAACACCTTAAGGACTCTAGCTCGCAGCCATGTGGGATTGCTATCCAAGGGAACAGCCTCGAGGGCTATTGCAGCCTCCTCTCCCTCCCCAAACTCCACATGGGAGCAGGTAACGAAGAAGCGACCCACCTTGAAGCAAGTCATGTAACTCTGCCTGGTCGATCCGTTTTCCGGTAACCGGAGGAGTCTGACACCTTGCACTGCGCGGGGCACATTCTGCAGGACAGTGGATCCTGACATGAACACTTCCCTCAACATCAGCGGCGAAGGGGTCTTATCCTCCGGAACGATCTGGTCCATTTCTGGCTCATCCCGTTCCTTCTTCCCGTTCTTTCTCCCGCTCCAACTGCGGTACGCCAAGAACAAAGCGCACGCAGTCATGCCCGTGACGGCTATCTTCTTCAAGGTCGCGCGATAGTTCGGTCCGTCCATCAGCCTCTGCGCCTCATCCCAGGCGCGGGCTATGGGGTGAGTGCCTGCCTCATAGAGCTGGATTGCCCTATCTCGGAGGCGCTCCCGCCACGGTCTTTGCGGTTGGGGTCCCTGGGCCGGGTCCCCACCCTGGTCATGCATCCGCTGAACGAACGCAATACCACGGCCCCGCAAATCGCCCAAGGGCAAATCAAGCCAACCCGGCAAGGTGGCCACAAACTTCCGGATGGCAGTTTGTATGAAGAGCAGATCCCTGCCCCAAGCGACACCTCCCATAGCAAAGAGGGGTACAGCAAGGGTGAACGTATCATCCACGTCATCCCAAAGCTCCGAAAGGAGATCGGTCACACCTGGAATCAAGTTCACCTGATACTGATCACCCGCCATTGTACCAGAGGGTCCCTTAGCAGCCTTCGACCGTTTCTTCTTAAACCGCTCCATCACAAGCTCGCGAACTGTCTTATTCGGTCCATAGCGGCGAACTAGGGCCCGAACAATCCAGAGAAAGACGCAAAAGCCAATGAATGTCGAAGTCAATGACGCTGCCTGCTGGGTGCTGACTCGCACCTTAAAGCACACGAAGAGCACTCCTGCTATGACCGCCACCGCAGCCACTCCCAGGAGTAAAATGGTCATTATTACTTTGATGTTCCAGTAGGTCATGCCGGCCCATACAAAGTCATCCACGAGGGGGATAATTCTATTAAAATTC